CTAGAACACCATCCCATCTTCAACGAACACATCACGTAACTTCATCAAAGCTTCACGTTTTTCTTCACAATAATGATGATGATTGTAAATTTCGGTAGCACCTTTGATGTGGTGACCGAGTATCCTACTAATCAATGTACTTTCAACACCCATCGAACCCAAACGAGTTCCAATCAAATGACGGATATCGTGAGCAGTAAAGTTCACACCAGTGCGCTTAATCTGTTGTGCTAACTTCACACCAGTTATTTTGAATCCATTTTCATACTTCATCATAATCATTTTCGCTTCAGGTAACATCGGCACAACAACATCACGACGATTCTTAACAAGTGCTTTATCAATCACCAAGTTGTCAGTGCATACATTCACACCAGTTAACTTGCGAATAGTCCCGTGACGCAATCCAGTTAATAACATCAATTTCAATATGTCGGATACTTCAACACCCACACCAATGCACACGTCATTTAACTCTTTAACATCAATCAACACTTCACGACTAGTTTCAGTCCTACGCGGAATACCTATTGCAACATTAGTAATACATTCACCACGTCCACAACACCATCCAAGAAACGACACAAGACCACTTAACACCCTGTTAGCTACACTATTGCTACTAATGCCATCAATTAAACTTACAACGTCCCTTGTCGTGATATTCTCCACTGATAACATACCGAATTTACTTAACACATTTCTATTGAATGAGTTCACAAATTGCGTTCTATAAGCTTCACTCTTACCGCTTAACACCATCTCATCAAACTTGTTAAACTCTTTTTTAAAATAACTCATAATCACTCACCACCTATCACATCATTAAACATTGAATATGAACCCGACACATCAAGTTCACGCCTTAATACAACTAAGCTATATTCACGACTAACATTTTTAAAACTATCAACCCGTGACCATTCATAAACGCCATTCACATCATCATTGTATGCATCGTAACAACCAACACGACCGCTTTCTTTTGACCATTTAATTCTCATCAGTTCAAGAGCACGTTCTTTATTAAGACACCTACCTATAACTTCACGCTTAACAGTGAACACCTCATTTTTATATAGACGTAACACCCGAACCACTTCGAAGAATTCCAAGCCGTTATTTTCTAAGTGATGCATTACACCATTTAACGCGTTTTGTGCTGCACTTCTATTAGATGTATTACTTTGATGAGTCACACGAGCAAAACCCCATTGTTTTGCTATATAATTGATGATTGAATTCATGATTAAGCCACCATTTTGATGATGGTTGTGGTCGGTATTACTTTTCTTAATAGCGCATCTAAATTCGCATCATCATAATCATAGTAGCCACCAATACATGGGATGTTTGAAGGTTTAATCACTACATCACGTTGCGTTGAGTTCAATGAGTGCCAGATATTATATCTAATGACTCTATACGCATCATCAACACTTGGATTTTGTTTTAAATCATTGAACATGTTTTTGATATTGCGTTGAAACGTTGATGATGCGTATGTTGTTGCATCAAGCATATTTTTTAAAGGTAAAACTGAGTTTGATAATTTCATGTTAATATTTTCCTTTTTTGTTAGTTAGATGACTATTACCAATTGAAGTAATGACCGTTGAACTCAATAAAGTCCATTGCTAAATCACGTCCGAAGCTAGCCATGTCAAAGTAACAACGTAAATTTTCAGGTATTTCCGACAACATCCCAGTTGAATCGCAATACTCTTCAGCCATCTCTTCATCACTATCAAACGTGCCGTAATATGCATCATCAACTTTATCAGCAGCAATACCCAATTCAGCAGCAGCTTCAAACACTTCAGCATCGTAATAACTTGCTTCTAATGCTTCCATGTAATCAAAGAACTCCGCATCAATAGACCATTCACCCACAAAACGGCTCGGTACGTCTTCGTAATCGCAAACAATCCATTCTTCACATAATTCACCAGTTTTTTCGGTTAACTCTTCCATCCAATCAGTAATCTCTTGTAAGTGTTCTTCATACGTTAAGCCATCTAATTCAAATGTTTTCGCTATTAGTGAACCGCTGTTATAGTTTGATAATTCGTAGTAAGTAATTGAAGCCATGTTATGTATTCCTGTTTGATTAAAGTTAAAATTTGTTATCATACGTCAATGTGTCCGTTGATGATTTAAACCTTCTCATGTGTCATAGTGACATGTCAACACGTCATGTGAAATAAATTTGAAATAACACCAAATCAAAAGCCAAAAAAAAGCTGTAACCCGTGAAGGAATACAGCTTTGATGTACTATTAATTATTTTTTTGATTTATTTTTGTTTTATCGTTTGATTAAGTGATTTATATAATATTCTATAGCATTCTTTAAATGTTCAGGGTTATTGTTTACATGGTTATGTGCATCAATAAAGGTTTGCAATAGTGCCAATTCATTCATAGTTAACATCGTTCAAAGTATCCCTTTAATAAGTTGTTTTGTAACGATGTATTTATAAAGATAGTGATTATTTTTGAAACTATCAAAAAGTAGTGATTATTGCGAGCGAAGCACGAAGTGCGGAGCGAAGCTTTATTAATATGTAATAATATCAATGACTTACAAATCCGTACATAAAAGAGCCAACTATCTATAATTTATAGATTAATCAAACTCTTTTAATATCAATGACTTAGAAGCAACTGAACCCCATATCAAAGCATTGTCGTCGTTTTTCAATAGTCAAACCCTGTATTTATAGTTGCTTATCTCATCATCAATACTGTTTACGTATCGTTATGTAAATGATGGTGTATCATTTACACATCATTGATTCTATTGGCTTGTAGCGTGATTGAACTATGATAATGCTATGCATTCACTGTTTATGCATGATATATGCAAATGATTGCTACTAATGCGGCGCTTTGATGGTGTTTCACGGAGTGTTTCACAGGATGTTTCACGGTCGATGGGGAGTTTTTCGGAACCGCACCGCACCTAAACCCATGGCGAATCTTTACTAATTTCTGAGTTCTTCTTCCGAAACGGGTTTGACATCATCATAGACTCTGCACTTCGTGCTCCGTACACTATCGTTCTTTTAACTATATTCAGCCTGTATCATCATAGGCTCCGCACTTCGTGCTCCGTACACTATCGTTCTTTTAACGATTTTACGCTATTTCTAACTGCTTATAGCTCGTTACCGATATTGACTACCAATACAGTGACTATCACTTCTAAACATTCCACCTTCATCATGTTCACGTAAGAATGCATCTATTTGTGACATGCGTTTTTCTAATATGAATGATTCCTCTGCAATGTCTTCGTCGATAACCATTAAACCTTGATGGTGTGCAACTGCTATAGCTAATGCGTCTAATGCATCATCATGACGTAAGCTTCCTCTATCTTTGCTGATATGCGTTAACTGATACATCAATGAGTGTTTAACATCTTCTTCGTTGTCTCGATAATCCTTTTCGATAACGCTTCGATTGAATATTAACTTATGACGATTCATAACTGGCTCTAATGTGTCAATGATACGTTTTTCTTTTTGAACACTATGTCTAACTTCGTCAATGTGACACTGATGAATCTTGTGGATTACTGGTTTGAAAAGACTTGTGAACATGCCATCACCGAAGTTTCGCTCGATAATACACTCGTGAACATTCCATCGTTTAGCTATATTAGCAAGTGCGGTCAATGTATTGGTATCGTACCCACCTTTGATTCCACCTGCGTCTAGTACGAATAAGAATCCATGTAATACTGCGATTACTGAGTAACCTGTTTTGTCTGTACCTGAGCCTGAGTTATCAATTGACATTACAATCTTGGAATAGGGTGACCATACATCGCTTACCTTCATCGGTTTAACGTATCTATCACCATCAAAGCCAAGGTTTGGTAATCCTTCGATAATCTGTGATTGTGATGCCCATATCAGCTTAATTGGTGCTTCGGACTCATCAAGGTCGGTAACCATCAAGTCATTCAGTTTAAGTGGATATTTAAGTGCATCACTTAATGATGTATCTAATTGGAATTGTAGTTGAAAACCTGTACGTCCGTAACTTGCTTCACGCTCAAGTAAATCTTCATCGCTAAACCTTGATGGCTCTGTTGTTGTGTTGGATTGACCGCCTTGCTCAATGAGTTCGTGAATATACGGTGCTAATCTACCCTTGTATGCATTAATATTGACGGGGATTCGTGATGTCCATATACGGATGTTGTAGTTACGCTCTGCTAACTTGTTGTAAAGACTGTTTTGTGTCTGCGGTGTTCCAAGGTAAATGATACGTGCATCATCATGGGGTTTAAGAATTGCGTTGAATTCACCTACTAACGTGAGTAACTTATCTCGTTGTGTTTCTGTCGCGCTGTTTCTTGGTATTTCTAGGTCATCCCCGATAATAATATCTGCTCGACTACCTGTGATTTGTCCTGTGATGGATGCTGATTTAACTGATGGTGATTGGTCATTCTTTGCAGGTGCTACATCAAATTCAATGTTGCTATTTCGTTGATGTGATTGTGGGGCAAGGAATGAAAGAAACGGGATTTCACCGATTAATCGTTTAACAAAACGTGAGAATGCATCAGCACGTCCTTGCGTTGCACTAATTACTAATATCTTGACTTGCGGCTCTCTATATAAGCACCAACACGCGAATGCAGCGGTTATATGACTCTTACCAACACCGCGAAAGGCTTCAATGATGATTCGTTTGCCGCCATTTTGCAGGTAGTTACAAATGGATAGTTGAATCGGGGTTGGTGCAGGGAGATTGAGATAATGATGAAGGCATGAAAGAAAGAATTGAAAATCAGATTTAAGCTTCTTTTCAAGATTGGAGTTACTAGTGTTTACTGGCACCTTTTCTCCCTTGATTTTCAAACGAACTTAATATGGAACTCAGTTCGTTTAATCCATTATTGTCATTCGGGTGAGCTAATATACTGTTGTCTTTAAGGAATTTTGATGCTGCGTTAAGTACACTGGCATCAACATCGCTATCATTTAACTTTTCAGTTAATCTGGATGCTAATAGCTCGTGTAGCAGTGACATTTTGCTTTCACTGGCTCTGTTTGATTTACTCATGTATTACTTCTCTAATTTGGATTGAAGTCGGATTTGATTCTCATTAACTTCTTTTAAAGTCTTTGTGACATCAGCAAGGTTTTTGGATGTGTTGTTTATGTAAAAAGTGTTCGATTGAATGGCACTACCAAGGTTGATAGTTGAGTCGGTTAACTTTTTTTGAGTTTGAATGATTTCGCTGATGGTTTTAGTATGTGAATCAAGGATGGTTTTTTGAATACCGAACAGATATCCACCCCATATCAGATTGATGATGATGGTCACTATGAGCATTAGATTTACTTTTTTATCAAGATGAAAGTGGGATGGATGGATGTCTTGTTGTTGTTGGTCGGGCATGGATACGTATTCCGTGTAAATTTACATTAGAAATACGTATTTATCAGCCTGTTAGTTTAAGTTTCCGTCAAAATTCCACGTAAAGTCGTAACTAGCCTGCCCTTGAGTCGAGCCGTTAACCGTACAAGTTACTGTTCCAGTTGATGTTGATGGGTAATGATTCTTCTGCGTAATAGTTACTGTTTGTGATGTCGATGAGCCTGATATTGACGCACCCCCATTAACAGACCAAGAATATGAGTATGGTGATGAGCCACCCGTAGGGCTTGCACTGAATGAGTCCGATAAGGCGTAACCCTCGATACCTGTTCGTGCTGATGATGAGGGTGATATATTTACAATCCAACTCGACTTACCATAAAAATTACTGAAGGATATAGCGCCTGTTGATGGTGTTCCATCAACTCCACGATATTCCGACATTGAATGGGGTGATGAGCCACCGAATTCGGTAGCTATCTGTGATAATGTTATCGCTCCTGATGTTTGAAGTGCCATTACTTGGCACCTCTCAGTATATCAACTTCAGACTTCAACTCTTTAATGGCTGCGAAAGCTAGTGCAATCAACTCATTCTTTCCGTGTCTTATAACTAAATCACCATCATCATTGTTACTCACCAATTCAGGGATGATTTTTTGAATATCCTGTGCAATTAAGCCAGTTTCAAAGCTGTATTCATTAGTAGCTCTATCGAGTTTGTTAAATGTGGATGTGCGAAGTGAGCAAACCTTTAATAACGGACTTGTTATTTCAGCAATATCTCTTTTAAGGTTCTCATCTGATGTTCCGTAAGCTGTTATGTTGCCCGATGTCCAAATGTTATCACCTAGTGCGGATTTGCCAACACCATTCGCGCACCAGACCATCTGATGACCACCTGCCATCGCGCCACCCGTGGTGTTATTGGTGTGCTTATATGCTAAACCGTAAAGATTGCCGAATGTTGAGCCGTTATCAGGGATTGCATAGGCTGTACCCATTGACCAAATGTGACTAGTTTTGTATGAGTCGTAAAGCCCGTACATTCCTGCGCGACGATATGCAGTGTTAGTAACAAAAATCTTACCGCCTGTGTCGTGCTGTAGTCGTGAGTTGCCCAAGTAGCCATGCTTAATTTTAGTGAACCCATCACTCGGTCTGTACGTGAATCCACCACCTGACGAAGTTGAATATAATGTGTCACCGCTGTGCCAGTTCATGTTGTAAAATGACGCGCTTGTACTTGTGTTTACATCAACCGTATCAGCCCATGTTGCTGACGATACATTCGGCATGTTAGCTGCAAAATCAGCGAGTGTTTGCCATCTAACAAACTTGTCGCTACTTGTTTCAATTGCAACTTTTGTTGGTAATGATGATGTTGTATTGGCTGTCATATTAAAGTAGTTACTGTAAATGTAGCCGCTTGCGTGTCGCTTAACGAGCTTATCGCCTGTGATATCGGTGCCTGTAGTGTTGGCGTGAGCACCATCTACCGTGTCAGCATTGGCATTAAGGCTACTAACGTATGACGTTGTTACATAGCTAGACCAGTTATTACTGTGAAGCAATCTTCTCCATGGATAGTAAGTAGCACCACTTCCTGACCATCCGCGAAAATATAAGTCATCATTAGTGTAGCCACCTGCGATTTGTAATCCAGTATCGCTATTTCTAGCTACAATCATTGCCCCGTAGGATTCTCCTGTACCGTTTACTGGGTTATTGCTGAATCCGTACATGCCAGATTCACGAAATTGCGCACTATTACAATCCGTGACGGTTCTGCCTTCGACATTGGCGTAAGGTAGGCTATCCAGTCCAAGCCATGCCTTAACGCCATCAACAGTGCATGTTCTAAGGTAATCATCCGATGTACTGTTTCGAAATACCATATCGGCTGTAGATGCCATTGATGTCACAGTTGCGTAGTTACTTCTAACTAATCTGCAATTAATATCACCACTAGCATCGCGCAGAGCGTAAGTATTTGCTGATGATGCTGATGAGCCATGATAACCATCCAATAAATCAGCGTTCAAATTGGGTATTATTGATGTTGATGTGATTGTTGTTAAGCTTGGTTCTAACTCAATACCTGCTTGCGCTTGGACTTGTCGGAGTACGCGGATTCCAGTGTAGTACGCTTGACCTGTTGTGTTGTAATTACATAGCAATCTTAATCTTATATAGCACACACCACCTCCGTCGGAGCCGTTGTACGGTGTGTGCGATGTTGGTATCGTATGGGTGTAAGAGTAATTAAACCATGATGTTGTTAGTAGTGTGTTCGTTAGTCCGCCGTAGTTACAGCCGTTGTTCGACGCAATTGGTTTTTTGTCTTTGTCGTATCGCTCAACGCCGATGTAAGCACGAGCAGTAATGCCTGTTTGTTTTGCTTGTATTTCGGTGATAATTTTCTCACCTGCACGAACTGGAATGTATGCTGAGTAATAATTAGCACCACTGGTTGTTGATATACCTTTTGCCATCGGTGAATTTGTCGGTAGTACAGTAAATTTACCTGCGGTCATCGAGCCGTTTTTCTCTGCAATCACAGCTTCGTTTTCCATCATGTCAGTCATGTCATAAAGTACGTGACCACTGCCCATCACGTCTTGAGATGATTTAACAGGAATTGTTCCTTGTATGTTTGCTTGTGAGAATGAATTGGTTCCTGTCCATGCTTGTGATAAAGATAACTTGCCGAACGCTGTCGCCTGATAACCATCCAGTAAGTCTGCATCTAATCCACTGCTTGCTCCATCATTACCTGTCGTCCAAATCTTGTTGCCGAACACATACGCCTGTTCGTTTTGTACAACTTTAAGGGCTTCAGTGCCACCAAAATCCAAGGAAAGCGAATCAGACGCGCCTTCTGTGTGAAATAGTCCGTAAGTTTCAGCACCATCAAGGACGACCATAGGTTTTTTTAGTCCTGCCGCATAAGGTACTTTAAATCCGCCATCAGCATGGATGGTCTTACTAGCCCACACTTCGCCATCACCTGCCTTTGCTGCGTCGGTTCCGTATGAGTTGCTTGTTGCTATTAACCCACCCGTCACAGTAATGACTGAATTGCTAGTACCGTTTCTAGTTAGTCCAACCCAAGTGTTGGCACTCACACCGACATCAAGGTAGTAACTTGATATGAGCGACGGGATGTAGTTGCCATTTTTTACTATCCCGTTAGTAAAATTATTAGCACCAGTCCATACTTGTGACGTTGACAGTTTACCAAATGCGCTTGAATCGTAGCCATCTAGCTTGTCACTATCAGCCGCTTTACTTGTTAATGGTAAGTAATCATGAGTATGTGATGCTACTGCGTAGTAACTAGCATCTTGCCCGTTTAATTTGCTTGAATCAGCAACTTTTGAGCTTAGATACGCTAATTCTTCGTAACCACCCCACGTTGACGGGTCATCAAAGTTAGCAAGAAAGTGTTTGATTGACTTTTTGCTTTTATCAAACGCTAATGCATTGGTTTTGCCGCCGCTCTGGTCGCTGTATGTGTTAAGCACAAGTAAGTCTTGATAGTCAGTATTTGCGCTACCCGTCATTCCAGTGAGTGATGTAAAGTAGGATGACAATCCGCGCGGTGGGATGTTGGGTTTGATATCTCTATCGTCAGTTGAGTTCGTGTATGTCGGGATTGTGTGGTTGTGATTGATATCAGAATAATCAGTGTCGTGATTATGTGCTGAACTCGACTTGCTATCTAGTGTGTTTTGCAATCCAATCACATCATTAATGACGTGGTCGTGATTGATATCGGAATAATCAGTATCATGATTATGTGCTGAACTCGACTTGTTATCTAGTGTGTTTTGCAATCCAAAAACTTCACTGATATCGTGGTTGTGATTAATATCGGAATAATCAGTATCATGATTATGGGTTGAACTCGACTTGCTATCTAGTGTGTTTTGCAATCCAAAAACTTCACTGATATCGTGGTCGTGATTGATATCGGAATAATCAGTATCGTGATTGTGAGTGGCTAGTGAGCGACTAGCTAAGTCTGATGCTAAGCCACTAATGTCCGTATATACATGTCCGTGACCGAGTGGGGATTTTGTCGCTATTTGGTTTGTGATTGTTGTTGCGAAATTAGGGTCGTCACCAAGGGCTACTGCAAGCTCATTTAATGTATCCATCGTTGCAGGTGAGCCGTTCACTAAGTCGCTAATTATTTGGTCTACCTGTGCCTGTGTGTAGTAATTCACGGCTGCTAATGCGGTATCTCGTGCTTGTTCGGACGCAAGCTGCGCATCAATCGCCAATGTTTTTGATAACTCTGCTGCTACTGCGGAATCACTTGCGTCACCTGCGTCAGCGAAGCTGGAACTTTGCAGATTGTTAACGCTTGATTCAATTGCTTCGACATCAGACTTTAACAACAATATATTATTGTGATTTCCTGTTGCGATAGCCTGTGCTGCTTCCGCTGCTGATTTTGCTTGTTCGCTGATGTTTTTGTCATCAGATATTGATGATGCTGTCGCATCTATTAGTGCTTTTAGTGCATTGATTTGCGCTAATGTTGATAGTGCTGCATTTGCACTGTCTTCTGCGTCTGATTTCGCACTTACTGCACCATAGTTCGAGTTGCTTACCTCCCATTCAAGTCGGGCAGGGCATTTGAATAGCTTGAACGTGCCATCAATCGCGGTTAATGGGTACATTCCGTCAGAATTCGTGCCACCATCAAAGGTGCCATTCATCCAGTTTGACATCTCAATATCACGAGATAGTAAAGTGTTAAGGTGGGTTTGTAAGCTTTGCGCTAGCTGTGTGTTTGAGATGGTCATAGATTACCTATGTTGATATAGAAAAGAAAAAAAGGGCGAAGGGCTTGCGGCTCTTTGCCCTTTTTTAAAAAAGGAGGTGCTGGTTATTTGTTTTTTGTTATTCTGGTTCTGTTTGGGTTGACTTTATACCAAGCTCAATTCCGCCCATTAAATTGCGGAGCATTTTTACTTGCTCGTCAATTTGCTTTAATTGCTGCTCAAGCTCGACTTTTTGTATGATTGCTTGGTTAAATTGGTTTTTGATGTTTTCGATTTGCTCTTGTGTTGGTGTTTGCTCTTGTTGCATAGCTAATAATACCTACCGTAAAAATGATTTCTTTAAAGTAGGTATTTATCAGGTTGTTATCGCTTGAATTCGGTGCTCATAAAGATGTATTGTGCATCAGCATAGCTTTGCGCCAAGCCACCAGTTCTAGTGATAGTTACCGTGTACGTTCTGGCTTCCTGTGTTGTTCGCGTGTCAACATAAACAAGACTTGATTCCGTATCATTACTCTCGTGTGCTTCGAGTGGTTCACCACCACCGCCACTTACAGTGTACTTGTGTGACGTGTTCAGCACCCATGTTTTTAGTGTTGTTGAGCCTCGCTTTAGTGTGACTGCGATTCTTGCTGCTGCGCTCTGTGTAAAAGTGCCGTTAAGGCTGTGCCTGTCATCATGATACGAAATCGGTATCTCAATCTTGCATGGTTTTCCTACTGAGTTATGGTTGAGTGCTAACGTTACGCTTGTTGATGTTGATGTTGATGTTGCTGAGTTTGCTTCTGTGATGCTATTTTCTGCTAGTTGCAGTGTGTCAACTGAGCCAGCAGTCAATGTTCCTGCAAAAACCGCGTTACCTGATGTATCTACGTAGAATATTGCGTTAGCTGAATTCTTTGCTCCAGTGCCGTACCATAGGGGGTATGCGCCGCTGTTTGAGATTTCACATCGATATCCTGAGCTTGCGGTTCTGAATGTTCCACCGGTTACGGTTCCCATTGTTGCTGATATAGCTTGTAGGTTGGTTACATTAATCTTGTCTGCGGTGATTGCATTTGCCTTGATTGAGTTGGTGGCAATAGTGCCATCAACAATCAAATTACCTGTAATACCTACTGTCGATACTCCGTTAACATCACCAACCACGAACGGCACTATCTTCGGTTTTCCTGCGTAAACCACGGCAAATTTATCAGCAAGAACAATAAACTCCGAACTTGCTCCACTATTATTGAGACCAACACCAGCAACATAACCGTTCACATCTGTTTTTATTGACCATTGCGCATTTAATCCGTCGATGCTTGATAGGTTTTGGTTGATACTTGATGTATTACTATCAACCGTGGTTTGTAGTGTGGTTATTGACGATGCGTTAGCTGAATCTGCTGATGCTCGCGCCGTTGATTCACTTTGTATTGCTGCTGCGTTGTTGTTTACGGCTACCACTGTTGAATCTATGCGTGATGAAAGTGCATTTTCAGCAGATACTCTCACTGCACTTTCAGATTGTATTAGTGCGATGTTTTGCTCTGCTTCTGTTACATCGAAAAACTCAAGAGAATCAACTAGTGCTGTGCCTGTGCTACCGCTGTAGTTGACGATAAACATTGGGCGAACGTATGTTGTTCCCACTCTAAAGTTGTTGCGTCCGTCACCCTCGTTGGCGATAGTTCCTTCAAAGGTTTGCCACCCATCCGCAACGGTTATTTTAACACCTGATACAGCGCAGTATCTGTGCGTACCTGCACCGCCAACTTGCACGATGTAATTGCTGTCAAGCGTGGCTACACCTGCGTAAACATAGCTTGCTGAACTATCAACTATTTGCTTTACACGAAATCTAACTTTGTATGTGCGCGATGTATCAACTGCAATCGGGTGACTTGCGTAAGCCCAGTTATTACCTTGAATTTGCCACGCCTTGCCGCCGTTTCGTCCTTGGTCGACTATGCTTCCAATTGCGCTATCACTAACAAACTCTCCTGATGATGATGATGACCAATATTTTTTTTCTAGCTCGAATTCAGGGTTTTGCAGTAGTCTTTTGTTTGCATCAAATTCAGCTTGTAGTAATTGTCTTTGGTTTGCTTCAGCACTGATTGCACCACTTCGCGCTGAAGCCTCGCTTGTAATCGCTGCTTCGTTATTGTTTGTCTTTGTGTAAAGAACTGAAATATCACTAGCGTTTGTTGCTATATCGCTAGACATTGTTGTGCGTGATGATGCTGCTACTGCAAATTGATTATTCGTCGAACTTGTTAAATTTGTGATATCTTGCGCTAGAGCGTTATCTTTTGTTGTTAGTGCTGTTAATTTTGTTTGTATTGTTGCGTCATTATCATTAACAACTGATGCTAGATTTGTAATGCTTGATGAAAGCGCGTTATCAGCGTTAGTTCTGGCTGTCTGTTCTTGTGTGATTCCCGCTGCGTTATCACTGGCTTTTGTGTAAAGAACCGAAATATCACTCGCTTGTGCCGCATCGGTATCTGTAAGTGTAGCTCTTGCTGATGATGTTACTGCGAATTGACTGTTTGTGTTCGCTGTTAAGTTTGCGATGTCTTGTGCTAGCGACGCATCCTTTGTTGTTAGTGTAGATAGTTCGGATTGAATTATTGCGTCATTGCCATCAACAACTGATGCTAGGTTTGTGATGTCTTGTGCTAGCGATGCATCTTTTGTTGTTAGTGTTGCTATTGATGATTCTGCCGCTGCTTTATTGGTGTTAACTTGTGATGTTAGTGTGGTTATTGATGATGCGTTTGCACTATCACCATCAATTCTTGCTGTTTGTTCTGTCTGCAATTGCGCTTGTAGTGATGTTATATTTTGGTCTTGAATATCAATCCATTGAGTTCCATCCCATCGCCACGCGTGATTGCCGTCATCAGTGTCGTAAAATATATCACCAACGCTTAATGAATCTGTTGTCGCATTTGGAAATTCTGCTTGAGAAAACACTCTGTTTGTTTGTGCTTGCAGTGTGTTTACAACTGAGCTTAGTGCGGATATGTCATCAGTTCTTGTTGTAATTTCGGTTTGTAGTTGTGCAGACAAATCGCCGTTGCTGGCTTGCAGATTGGCAATACTTGTTGCTAATGAATTACGACCATTTTGTGCCTCGATTTCGACGCGATTGATTTCCGCTGTCGCTGTTGTGATATCACCTTTGATGTTGTTGATATTGATATCGTTAGCGTTAATTCTGTCGTTAATTAGTTGCTCAGCTATGCTTCTTGCGGTTGATTCATTTGCGATGTCGGTATCGTGCGCTGTAACCCGATTTTCGAGCACGCCTTGTGCGATATTTGCAGCTAACTGTGTGTCGATTGATTGTAATATTGAGTTTGCGTTTGCATCTATATCATCCACTCTGGCTTTAAGTGTTGCAAGTAATTCGGAATCAAGAATACTTTGAACTAGACCGTCTATCATTGCTTTTGGGTCTATAACCCCTACAACACCTTGTTCGTCAATATAGGGCTGCAACTCATCACTGAGCATGTCGTCGAACTTTGAATGTATCTCTTGTATCGCATAGATGCTCTGCTCTGAATCCAAATCAAGGTCAGCTTCAGACAGTGTATTACCTGCCACAAAATCAACCATCCGCTGGTTAATTGGGGTGTTACGGGTGATTTTGATAGCGGCATTATCGGCTGGAGTTGGTGTTATTTGGATTAGGTTGTCGTTAACCCAATCCCAACTAACATGGGTGCCACCAAGTCCGCTAACTGTAACGGATACGTGGTCTCTACTGATATAGTTGAAGGGTATAGCGAACTGATTGACATTATTGTCACCAGTGTATGTAACTGATGTTGAATTTGACAAGATATGTATTACCAATGTAAAAGAAGAGGGTTTACTTTTTGATGTTTAACGCTTTATTGGTTGCTTTTTCTGCTTCATCAAAGATTGAGCGAATGTAAAATAAGTTCTGGAAAGGGAGTAATTTACGTGCAGTGTGTGTTGTTGATTTAACCCATTCTTTTTCTGAAAATGGATTTGCCGCGCTAACGACGGATGCCGTATTTGTCAGTTGCCCCATCGATGGACCGAATAGTGCACCAATGTCATTTCGACTTCTGAATCTCTCTGCACTATCAACATTGAATGTTTTTTGTACAGGGCTAAAGCCCATCGTTTTTGACATAATATTACTTACTTCAAAAGGAACTGATAGTGCACCAGATTGGTCGATGGCGTTATACAGTAAGGCTTGTGGTTTCTTTTTGTATCTAGTTATCAGTGCGTCATATTTGCCATCATCATCAAAGTACCGAAGTCTTGATTTTATCATTGATGAAACACCACCAAGTGCAACCATAATTGCCGCACCCGTAAGAAAATCTGCGTCAGGTTTTTGTATTCCTGACAATAAAAAGTTCTCATGTTGTGCTGTGATAAAAGTCTTGAACTGCCAAACCATGCGAAGCGCAGGGTAATCGTAAACCCATTTTGGCACTACACCAACTGAGGGTGTGATGACCGTGGATTGAACTTGTTTTAATACGGACAATTGAAGTAACTCTCGCGAATACTTGTCAGTGATAGCATCAAACTTCGGGAATCCATTGTCTTTTGTTGTCGCTCTCCAAGATTCATCTAGCGCACCAAGTATTCGCCCTGCATCATCTTTTCCGATACCGAGTTGTGCGAGAAATTGTGCATCATCACTGTTGTAGCGATTGAGTGCGTCGCGAATTTTAACAACCGCACCGCGCCCTGCGTTAAGTTTTCCTAAATCCGTCCATAAGGGCAAACCAGTCGCCTTCATGAACTTTTGCACAACTGCTGACATCATATTGGTAGCACCTGTTTCAAAACCTTTTTGATGGTAATCTCCGTAGGCGAGTTGATTTAATCGGGTATTTTCGATGGATTCAATTCCGATACCGATAGCCTGTAATTCATCTCGCGAGAACTTGCGATAATCAACATCCAATATCGTATTTTTGAATGATTTTGCTGAATTCTTGAAACCGTTTTTTACAACAAGCATTGCCAACTCTGGTAATGAAGAAATTACAACGCCGCCGAGCATGGTTACTGTATTTAAACCAAGCATTAGTCGCGTGAATGTTGATGGTGCAGGATTGCCTCCTGTTAACACATCTAGTCTGGTTTTTAATCCATCAATATCGCTCAACCTTTGTTTGTCGAGTTTTGCTGCGTCATCAGGGTTTAATCTCTTTAGTTTATCGTAATCTATATTGATTTCATCAACCATATCAGTCCATTTATCACCGTTGAAAGTCTTGTTTGTTTCAATTTCGACTGACATACTTCTTATGTATGAGCGGATAACGCTCTCGGTATCACTTACCATGAACTCTTCGAATTTATCCAACATGCTTGTTGGTATGTTGAGTTGTCGCTCTTTGATTCGTGCTGATTCTGGGAGTATTTTGTTGATGTTAAACGGGATATCACCATCGTTAATTTCAAGGATGGAATCACGAATTCTCACTGCGATTTGTGGGTAATCTTTTGTGTTGATGTTTTCGTTGTTTTTCATCGTCAAAGCTACCCACCCAGTGAGTGCATCATCAAAGGTTTTTTGATTTGATAGTATTGCGGATTTTTCCCATAGTTGCGGAAAGTAATCTTTAATTTGTGCGCCGACATCAAGGTCTTCGTCAATCGCTTTTTGATAAAGAGGGTTAATGTATTTCTTTGAGATATGATTGCCAACTTTTGATAGGTAATCCTCGAACGCATCGCTCTCACCGATTTTTCGTTGTTTTGCGTGGTGTGTTTGTCTGCGCATAACTTTCGCAACAAAGGTGTTAAATTCACTGAACCCGTACTTACCTGCCCCTTCCACCGTGTCGCGGAATTCATTGTAAAACTTTTTCATATCAGTGCGAAGGTTGGCAGTCATTCCGTTGTACATATCAAGCCTTGTTTCGAGTGCGTGTTCGTTCGCTACGCCATCCTTGTTCTTGTTTCTAATAAAGGGGTCGCGAAAGAGTTTTTGTGCGATTCTACGCACTACTACGGATGATGATTGTGCAAAATCAACATTTGCAGTTGCATTGAATTTGGTGTTCTTGCCCGTGTAACCGGTAAGGGCTTCGTCATCAAGGGATGTTGTTTTTGTGACTGCGGCTCCACCATCTTTTGGGGTTGGTGCTGCATCGGTTAAATCATCAATAATTTCTTGCTCAAGCTCCTTGTATCGAGTTTTGGGTAAGGCTTTGGTTCCGCCAACCAAGACTCCGCTGAGTAGCGAACCTGCGATGATTGCTGTCATTGACTCTTCTGTTGTTCGTGTTTCTTGAGTTGCTTGTAATGCGCCTTCGCTGGTTACGGTTGATTGAACGCCGACTTTTACACCTTGTGTGAAGCCAGTGCTAAGTCTCGCGAGTCGCGAAGTCGCACTGACAGCCTTGCTTGATTGCCCAATTAACGGAACGAGGTTAATAGGGTCAAGTATTCCTGCTGCAACTGATGCGGCTACGCCATAACCACCTGATTTATCAATAAATTCTCTGTTCTTATTTTCTTTTAATATCTTACTTTTGAGCCATTCGGTTTCATCGTGACTATCACTAGTTGCAAGCCTATCAGCATATTGAACCCACTCTTCATCATCACGAATGTCATCGAGTGGATTGTAACTGGTGTCACTTTCATCGAATGCGCTATGCGTGTTTGACAGTAATGAGCCGATGCTGTTTTCTCGCTCGAACGCAGCACCGAGCACTTCGATGGTGCTTGGTGGTTCCTGTTTGGGTTGCTTAGGTTGCTTAAACTCGTCAACTTGTCTTGATACTGATAGATTTGAGAGGTTGGTCATGGTTAGTATTTTTGCTGTCCGTAAGTGTTGAATAGCTCAGGGTGGGATTTTTCAAGTTTTTTGCGCTGTTGGTAAATCGAGCGGATGCGCTGTGCTTTCTTCCAGTTTTCATCTTTTAGCGCACTTAATTCGTCACTGTTATTTAGTTCGTCAAGCTGTTTGATGTATGAATTAATAGATGGCTTATAGCGAACAATGTTGCCATCATCATCGCGTAGCAAGGTTAGCATTCCGTACTTATCGCGTTTCATTACTGACCATGATTTTTTGTTTTTTGAGTTAACCGTGATTACATCAGTCACTAACTGAAAGTCGCTTGGCTTAGCACCATATTTCTCGCTAAACAATTGAAAGTCATGCTGCAACCAATCGTTATTCTTTTGGCCAAAATTAACCGATTCTGGCGGCATAAATTGCACTCGTTTTATTCCGTTAATCTCACTTACTGACCAATCTTTTGAGATTTTATTGTAAGCAAGCTCTTGTGCAGCTTCAGCGTTTCCGTTAGTGGCAATGTAATAATGTTCAAATACTTTATTGAAGCTATTTGATAGTTTGCTTGTTACTTCTAAATCACTAAAATCGAACCATCCGTTATTATCGAATTTATCATTATTGAGTTCTGTTAATATCGCGTCAGTATCGATGTCTTTTTTGAATATTATCTTTAGTGATTTTCGTTGGTTGTCATCAATGTTTTTTCCTTGTTCAACAATGCGAATTGCTTCAACTGGGTTTCCGTTATAGCGATAGATTGTTGCCGCTAATAGCTCATCATTAGTAAACTTACTTGCACCATCATCAAGGGATTCCGACGTAAGATTGATAAGCTTTAGTGCGTAACCCTGTTTTTCTTCATCGGCTGATGATAGGTCTGCTTTTACTTGTGCGGTAAATGATGGTGGGATAATACCTGTGGATTCAAAGGTTTGTATTAGCATTGCGTCACGCGTTTCTGGTTCGATACCTTTTGCGTCAAGTGATTTTTTGTCTGCTTGATACCCAATGTCGGCAGTTTTCCTGTTTGCGGCTGTGTTCGCCAATGGTGCATCACCATTAGCGTTTTTCGACTCAATGTAGCCTGTCATATCGCGAGATTGTTTTTGTCGCTTACTGATATGTGAAAGTAGTGTTGATTTGTGTTGCGGAGTGATGTTGCTATCAAGTATTTCAGTGTTCGTGATATTGCTTCGTAGTGCGCGTTCAAGCATTGTTGAGTATTTGTCGTATTCATCTTCTGCAATCTTGCGTTTGTTGCTTAGATTAATACTGTTAGTGACTTCTTTAAGTGCTTTAGCGTATTTCGGAGTTGAGCCAATTTTAAGGTTTCCGTCCTTTCGGGTTCCGCGCAAATTGTCAAGTACCTTTGCGTCACCAAGTTCTTGCGCTGCTGTTGTGATGATGCTGAATTCAACACTGTCTCGCAAATTTGCAGGTAACTTCAAGTCACGCAGTTGTGCTTGTAGTGCGTTCATATCAAACGAATCAGGGTTTGCGGTAATGGTTTTTATACCAAGCGAAGTGACTTCGTTAACTTTACGTTTGCTCATCTCGTCAATAACGAATCCATGATGAGTGCTAGTAATGTTTTGACGCGCTTTATTGTAAACGTGATTAACTGCTTTTTGTGTATGTTTATCCGTGTATGCACTGCCGAATTTTGTAAATTCTTGCTTGAATACCGACGATACTTCGTCGGGTGTCATATCTGCTTTGTTTTCAAATGCACCGGTTGAGCCGTCGTAAGCTGCATTTAGCTCAATCGAAAAATCAATAGCCTTGTTTTGTGCTTGTGCTGACTCGAGTGCCTCGTTTTCTCTGTCGAGTTTTGCTTGATTTTGCCTGTCAACTGCGTCAGACCTGCGCTCGGCGTAGTTGAGTTGCTGAACTCCGCGATTCAATATACCGAGTGCTTGCGTGATTTGTTGTCCTGCTGGGTTTTGTGGTAATCGGCGAGCACTTAATGGTGTTACGCTTATGCTCGTAGTTCGGTTGGTGTCAAGTTGTGGTAATCCGAGTTGTTTTTTGATGCTACCTTGAAGTTTTGGCATTGCTATATCTTCTCGTCTGTTTGTGCGTTTTTACTTGTGGCTCCATAGTTGGCGATAGCTCCACCGATTTGCAGTCCTGCTGCAATCTTGTTGCCGCCATATTGAGTGCCGCCCTCGGCTTGGGTTTTGGCTCGCTCAAGCTCTTTTCTTCGTTTGTAGTTGATGCGCTCAACCTCCTCTTGCTCAGCAAATAAAGAATCATCGATGTATTGGTCTGCTGTTGCTCCCCCTAAACCCATTTCACCTGTTGCGGCGTGAATCATAGCTCTTTGCTTCATGGCTTTTTTTGATGCTATCGATGCTGCATCATTAGCTTCATCTTCAAGATTATCTGTTGTTATTTTGTGTTGTTTTTCGAGAAAATCCTTGTTTGCATCAGCTTGATTTTCTGCTGTTTTATATTGAACTGCTGTTGATGCTATTGCGATAATTAGCATTGCTATTGCATAAGCCGCCATTATTTTTTCTCCATTGTGAAATTAATGAATTTATTCCCATTAAAGTTGACGATGCTACCAAACTCAAAGCCAAGATGATGGATGAATTTGATTGCATTATCATTATCAATGGAAACGTAGTTCGATAGATGTTTGTACTTATCTTTAAATGCATCAATAATTGGTCTTGCTTTTTTGAGTAAGCCGCGTTTGTGTGTGTTGATTTTGTCGGTACATAGCAACCACGGTGCAGGGGTGACGCCTGTGGTTAACGAAACACCGAAAATACAAAACGGGGTCATTGTTATTTTATCGTGCACTATGTAACAATCATCACTGCTTGAGCGAACCGATTCCAGCACCGCTTCAAATCCGTTTTTGTAACCCATTCGGGTGACCTCATCAGTATCAGCTTGGCGCAGAAGTACGGCGACAACGTTTACAGTAATCATGCTGGATACTCTCTGTATTGTGTAGTTGCCCATATTACTGAATATTACCTCGCGTCGAACTTCGTAGCTCGTAAGTAATTGAGGTGATTGTTACTGGGTATGGGGATTTTGATGTGATATTGATTTTTGCTTTATCAGTAAAGCCGCCAACGGCAAATAATTGACTTCCAGATTCAAAGGTAAGCTCGTCTATTTTGATGCTGTCACCGACGGTGTTGATGGTGAATGACCGATTCCACTGATTTGTATCTTGACCGTAAGGGTTGATGTTGATTTTAAAATCGTGACTGTTCGTGAAGCTCGGTGATACCGATTTAAGTAATGTTTTCTCGCTATTAACAGGTGCTCCACGAGAGTCACGTAGGAATTGTTCGCTTAACTCGATATTGAATTCGTACAGATTGCCGATTATGTACGGAATTGACGCACCTGTTGGGTCACCTCGGTTTTCTTTGACTTTAATTGTACGTCCATCAATAAAGCTCACATTAACAGGATTGACTTGGATGCCATCATCACTGAATACGGAGAAATCGACTTGATTAATATCGTAATTTACGCCGATGATTGATTCTTTTAGTGTGTCATTGTATGTGCCTGTCACTACCTGTTGATTATCAACGTGAATCTCATTCGCTTTCGGCTTTTCAATATTCATTGTTGATACGAATATTCCGTCAGCTTTTTCAGAGACAACATAAAGTAAGTTGCCGATTGCGTGGATGTGTGTGATTACGTGATTATCAAATGATTGTACGCTCCATGCGCTCTGTACCTGTTCGTCACCTTGAAAATAAAATTCATACGTGTAAATCGTATTCGGATTACTTTTACTGATTGCGAACACAGTATCATTAATTGCACTACCTGCTAACTGGTAGATGTCACTATCAAGAAGATTCGGAGTGTGTGCTGTGATATCGCTCGCTTGATTTAGTAGTGAATCACCTTGTGTAAAGTACCGTTGTAATTTTGAGCTTGCGCCTGACTGGGTTGGGAAGTAAGTGTCTGCGCCAAGTGATATTGGTTCACATATTTTACTTGCACGATAACTTGTCGCTAAGTTCAATCTTAATTTTGTTGGTGTTAATGTTTCACTGCTATCAAGTAAGTGCTGTTCTTTTGTTGAGAATAATAGTAGCCCACTTTTACTTGGTACTGCCCATTCTAAGTCGGAGCCTGTTGATGAATTGGTGTTGATATCAATCATGTCATCATCAAGTAGTGATTGCGCTACTGTGCTTCGAAAGAAGGTTTTGAAGTCTCCACTTCTTGATAATATTAAATTTTGACAACTCACAAAGCCAAGCCTGTTTCTGTGGAAGATAATATCTTTAATGAAATTACCTACAAATGATGGTGGCGGATTTGATTCCTCATCACCAACGCGGCGTGGGTCGAAATTAAACGGAATAAAGTCAAACGTGCCGTCATTATTACTTCGCAGAGCCCACGGCATTGTAAGGTTGTTAATTGAGTTTTGAATATTCGGCTTTGTGCATTCAATCCACGACTGACCATCACGACGAACGTAATAAGGTCTAGCTCTTCTATTTTCATCTCCTTGTACCTTGTACACGCTGTTCTGCTGTGGTGGTGCAGGGTCGGATGACTTCGGTAACTCTGCAAATATGCTGACACTGCCAGACAGAAACGTCCCTGCGGGATTCGGTATCCACACCCGTGTCGGTCTACGGCCTTCGGTGAAATCCTCATTATCAAAGTCAAAATCTTGCCAGTACACTGGTGGCTCTGCTTGGTCTATAACGATAGATTCATGCATTGCTGTGCGAACAGTTTTATTTGTTATGAACGTGTAATCTGCAAGTGTTTTCAGTTCGAAAACCTCGTTGGGCTTGCCTGTTGTTGTTATGTAATCAACACCTTCTGGATAGTTAACGGCTTTCTCGTTACCTGTGTGCAAGTCGTACACTTTGATTTGTCCACTGATAATTTTTACAAGATACTGCTCTGTATCATCACGGTCGATAACGTGATATTTCGCATTCGCTTGATTTAAAGCTGATATGTGGTGCTTGTACTTCAGTGGATTGCGCTTGCTTGCACCATCAACAACGGAGAATGAGGCGTTAAGTGCGCTGCTTACTTGGTTCGCATTTCGCTTTCGTGCAGGTTGTTGTGATATTCCGCCGTGGATGTTGCTGATGGTTGTTGTGATGATTGCCATCTTACTTGTTTCTCCAATCGTTCGGTGTCAGCACGGCTTTTGATGTGTCGATAAGGTTCGCAATTGGCTCTGCGTCTAACTCGATTTGCATTAAGTCACTCAATGCTTCACGAACTCGCTGCCCGAGTAGTTGGTCAGCACTTGAACTAGCGGTTTGTGACATTGAGAATTCACGGGTCGCTAGTGCTAAAATGTATCGTTGTGCTGAAGTTGGCAAATCATCAAAATTCACTTCGGAAACGAGGTTTACAACTTGTGCTAATGTGAACTTGTACGTATTGTTATCAGTGTCGTAAATCTTTGTACCGCGCTTCACTAGTGATGGATTGTTAATGACGTTTAACGCATTTGCAGGTAAGGGGATTTCATCGGTAGCGAGTGCTAATGTAATTTGTTTGTCTGTGTTGAATATCCACCCCCTTGATTGACCTGTTTGGTTCGCTAAATCGAGTGCAATCAGTGCTTGCGCGGCAGGTAGTATGTTGTCGCAATCTTGCAGTGTTGCAATCGGTGGCAATCCGACATACATGAGCATTGAGTTGATTGCATCTAATTTCATCATGATGATGGATTCTCTATTTGTTGTTAGGGTTTGATTCCTGTATTTATTACGGACAAAAAGACCATCCGAAGATGGCCTTTTTGTCTATTCAAACCAATGGTTAACTAGTTAAGCTGCTGCACTATCTAGTGCGATTGCACAGGCAGGGTTTAATAAGTCAACGCCATTTAAAAATGAGCCACGTAATTGATAAGAGGCTTTTTCTGGTAACCAATCGAACGTGGTTGATACACCTTTAAGGTTAACGACACCTGCCGCTTCCATAGAGAAAACAACACCTAAGATGGTTGTGTTATTGAACTTCAAATGAGCATCCAGATTCGCATTGGCTGATTCATCTTTCTTGAATACCTTGTTGTAGCTCATAACTGTCACGCCGTTAACATCGAGAGTCATTACGTGACCAGATATACCTCCCGTGGAAGCTCCACCGTTGTCCACTGAGATAACACGAGAATCGTTACGTAGTAAACTGAATTCCGCAGGTGCTAGGAAGCAATGTAAAGATGCAGTAACGCCTTTTTCTTCCATCGCTACGCTTGCAGCTACGATAGCTTGATAGATGCCATCTGCTGTTTGTGCAACATTCAACATACGTGTACCTGCACCCATATTCGGGATAACTTCTGTTGCACTTCGTGCTGATGCGATTACTGCTCGACAAATATCAGCATCAAAACGATTCGCTAAAGTTTCTGAGATTTTTTCAGAGTGCAATTGCTGTTCGTTAATGTCAGAAAATGAGATATCTTCTTCAGCTAACAAGAATGCTTTTTGAATTGTATCCGTCAAAGAGATTAACTTCTCTGAGCGATACAGAGAGTCACCAGTGATTGCGCCGCCCTTGGTGTGTAATGAGCCTTCATCAGAATCACCAACGATTTTGAATTTTGCACCTACGCCATTTGGGATGGTTTTTGTTGTGATTAAGCCGTTAAACTTTAATTTTGTTTGAAAGCCAGTCAGGATTTGACCAGTTGAAATTTTTTCGTAAAGAGCTAAGTCGGAGCCTGTTAGCTTGTCCTGACCGGGTAATGAAAATGCCATTGTAATAATTTCCTACATTTATTTGTGAGAAGAATTTCTCGAAAGGTGAAATACAAAGAGGTGTTCGACGGAATTTATGAATGTAGGTTTGAGATTGTCACTAGCGCACTAGCGGTCTGAACGTAGGGTTCATCTGTGTCGAAGGTGTATTTCTTTTTTTTGTTTTGCTGTAATGATTAAAAGAAAAAGGGATTAACAGCTAATCATCAAAACTGTTAATCCGTATTTATAGCTTGATAACATTACATCTTAGCTAGACGCGCATGAACCTTTTGCTGGTAGTCCGTATCGTGCTTATATCGAGGGTCGGACATTGCAGCTACTAGTTCTGCTTGTGATTTGAATGTGCCATTATCAGAGTTTGTTACTGGTTGACCACCAATAACTACTTGTGGGGTGTGCGCAGCTTTGTCGAACAATGATTTTAATTCGACTGCCGCGTTAACTCGCTCGTCATCACTAGCCAGCCCTTTGTTTAGCTCTTTAGTTTTTGCTTCGTCAAGATTCGATGCTGCCCACGTCATGATTTCGTTCCATGAGTCTTCCGAGCCTGAAATTTTGTAAACTTCATTGAGTTTAGATTGATTATCAGCCTCGACACCTTTGATGTATCCATCAACCAGATTTTGACTAATACCCATATCAGCAAGTGACTTCAGTGTAGCTTCTGATAGCTTACCATCCGCTTGAAACTCGTTAGTTGCAGATTGAATTGCATCATCAAAATTTACGGATTCTGGTTTTGTTTCTGGCTTTGTTTCTGTTTTTGTTTCTGGCTCTGTTTCTGGTTCTGGTTTAGATATCTTTTTCTCAAGATGCACATAAGATTCAAGTAATGCTTTTGTGTTGATTTCACTTGTTTCGCTATTCCAGAATTTTTCAGGTACATCGTCAGGTCTGGCAATCACGTCACTTGTTACTGTGTCCGTTGTTGACTCAATCGCGTCATTTGCTTGTACGGAATCACCCTGTGATTCTGTTTCGATTTGTAGACTCAATGATTACTCCTTTGATTCTTGTGTGAATTTTTGCAATATCAAGCCGTTGCCGATTTCGACGTACTCAACATTTTTTCCATCAACCTTGGTCGGTCGGTTTGGTGTATCAATTAATACTTCTGTTAATACTTCGGCTTCTTGTTTTTTAGCTGTTTTTGCTTTTGTCATGACGTTAACTTGTCCTGTTTGTAGTGATGTGTTTTTGTTGTTGTTATTTACTGCTGTGAAAATTGCTGTAACATCTCTGGCGTGACACCTGCGTCAGCCATCATCTTATTGATATCACCACCTGACGCATCTACCATTTGCTGAGCTTGACGTTGTGTGTCTGGGCTTGCGCCTATGTTACTCATCATCTGTGCGCCTTGTTGCTGCATCTGCTCTTGTTGTAATTGTTGTTGCGATTTCAATAGATTTGAAGGGTCAATACCGAGTGATGTCGCTACGCGTTTTCCGTATTCTTCCCAGTTTATCGACTCTGGATTTGATTGAGCTACACGTGATATGAATTCATCTAGTTTTGCTAACTCATGACTTCTACCAAGGGCTGCAAGTCCTGTTGTTATCTGAAATGAAACTTCATCACTAAGCTGTGCGAAGCTCGGTGTCTGCGAAAGAATGATACTTACAATTGGGCTTTGTAACTCTATTGATAGTAGCGAATACGTCCCACCAAGGGATGACTCCAACTCTTGCGCAATCATTCGTATTTCTTCCGCTGTTACGCGCTCTGCGTTGCGAATATTTCCACTTGTTAGTAAGAATATTTGTGCGAGTTCAGCTTTCAAGGTTCCCATCATCTTTTCGATGATTTGCAGTTCAGATTGTCGAGTGATTTTTAATTCAGTAACGTCATTCATATCGCAATTACCGATGACCTCTCCCGATTTTAACGCTGCTAATTTACGCGGAGTTAATGAGCTTCCAGTTTTAATGCCGAATTTAACGTCACTGACTGTAGTGATAAAATCACGACTAGCGATGTGATAATTTTCTAACTCTGAAATACTTCCGTAATATTGCTCAATTAATCCGACTCCGTAGTCGCTGTTATTGCGCTGAGAGAATCTTATTGCCAACCACGGACTTTTGTTAATCGGATACTTTCCGTCTGTTCCGTTGATTTTGACGCCATTGATTTCTTGAAATTGATGATAGTTACCGTCCTCAAGATAGATGTACGTTAGTAATTCAATGAATTTATCGTCACCGCTATTGCTTGGTGCTTCATCAGTGATTTGCTTTTGAATTGCATCATCGAGACTTCTGTATTCAACTTGTTCACTGAGTATGATTTCACGAACGACACCCGTGTGGTCGCGGTTTACACGATAATTTAACAGCGAAAATGTACGACTAGCATTGTTTTTAACGTCAACATGAAGTAGTGCGTTACCCGTTACCACGAGCAGCACCAATGCATCAAAGAATCGCTTGCGCAATGTTGAGCTTTCAATAATGCGTGTGGCCTCCGATTCAATCTGACTTAAATTTAAGTTGATATCAGCCATCATCGTGTCGATTTCATCAGGGTTTGCGCCCATATTTAACAGGGTCTGCTCATCTACATTTAATTTAAAGAATGCTGAATTCGGTGGTAAAAGCGCAACCAACAATTTTGAACATATATTAGTAATTCCGCGAGCAGTAATGTTGTTAAGTGGCTGCTTAGTTGCGCTATACCCTTGTGTTTGGTCATCAGGCGGTAATATAAACGGCATTGTGATGTCTGCGAATTTACGGCAATTATCAAGTAAGTCACCCATGTTGATACTAAGTGCATCCCATCTTGATTTTGCAAAATTCGATGTATATTGGAATTTCTTCAAAGTGTGCTTATCCGTTTTTGTTAGTAGTATTTAAGCCGCTTGATGACTTGTTTCGTTGAATCGTCAACCCTTTAATTCCGCGTAATTTGTACCGTGAATTACTTTCATCGTCGTAAGGGTTTTTAAAGATTTCAATCGCGTCTTTTTTAGGGTCTTTGATTTCGGGGGTTTTTGGTTTTGGACACATAGTTAGTGATTCCTATCGTTTGCTTCATCAAGGATTGAATTGAGTAACGTAATTACTGAACGCTGTCCGTTGCGAAAGTCTATTTCGCGTGGTGATGTTTCCCATGTTTGAACGGATTCGGGAAACATGACATTAAGTCGCTTTATCAACTCGATACTCATCGTTGGAAAATCATCCATTACTCAAGTGCTTCCTTGATTGCTTTAACTAGTTCATCATCAAGCTTGTTATCTGTTTTCTTGATTAAGAATTCAGCAAGTAAAATGAAGATTTTCGTAAGAAATTTTTGCGTTAAGAATTTAGTGATTAATCCTGTGAATAAACTTGACATATATGTGCTCCGATTATGTAATCCATTCGCTAGGAATGACTTTGTGACTCCACTCGATGCCGTGCTTGTCGCACCAGTCGCCGTAAGTGGTTTTGGAATTTTTATTGAGTTTGACGTTGGCATTCATGAATACGAATTTGATTTTGATATCGGGATGCTGAGCGATGATTGCCTTGTGTTTGCTTCGGTCACTGGATGTAAATCGACCTTTTAGTTCAATTATTTGACGAACCGAGCCATCATCATTGCGAAACACGAGGTCTGGTGTGTACTTGTGTGAACTAACGTAAGGAATCTTTACCGTTTCATATTCAAAATCAATACCTTTGTCGTGTAGTGATTTGGCTATTGTTTCTTCAAATCCAGACCTGTATTTCAACATTTCATACTCATGAGTTTGTTATATAAGCTATTTATCATGAGAAAAAATACGGGTTAACCATCACTTCGTTAATATCAAACGCACCGAGTTCGATGTCGTCCATGTCACTAAAAATACTATTGATATCGAAGTCGCTATGAAGCTTTACGAATTGCTTGCGAATACTTAACTGTAAAGTGTCAACGTTATTACAGTGACATCCTATCGAGTCGTGAATAGTTGTTATTTCAAAGTCAACGTCATTACTGACCATGTGAACATGACATCCATCAAGACTGTGAATGAGATTTGCTGTAACACTGTTTGCTTGTTTGTTTGCGTCGATGTGTGCTTCGTCATTAATTCCGTTCACGCGAAGAGATACTTTTTTCTCGTTATAGCGAAATATAATGCGCTTTGAGTCGTACTTGTTATCGTGTTGCGTGAATAAAAAACCTGACGGCAAAAGCCATTGTGGTGACTCATCAGTTCTTGCTATTAACCTTGCTTTATCGCGAAGGATTTTGCGCATTCCATTTAGCTGAGGGAAGGATTTTGAAAGGGTTCGTGTAAGCTTCTTTTGGAGCCATGAACACGATTCTATGACTATACGTGAGTCGTGATGGATAAACGCTTTTGTGGGTGTTGTGTGGGTTTTTACGTAGTCGATGAGTTGTCGTTGGATTCCGCGAGGACTAACATTGAACGGACTTGTCATTACTGATGGTTTGATGAGTTTTCTTGATATCTTTGCTTGCCAATCGCGAATGAATCGCTTGTCGGCTTCATCATCACTATCATCATTATCAACATTGCTTTGCAGTATGCTTGCTACTGTTTGATAGAAGTCATGTCGAAATGTGTTTGATTTACTCATGTTTGTGAATTTTGCTAACTCTTCATCACGAGTTAGTGCAGCGATGTGTTGAATAGCACTGTTTGTTGCATCAACACGAACAACGACTGAGCTTAACCCTGTTTCAAGATAGTTTTTGTAATCCAAGCTTGCTTGTAAAAATGACAGTGGACTATCAGCTTTGCACCACAATCTTGAGCCATCTAGTGGGTCTTGTAATATCTCATCGAGATGTCTGTCGAACCACGCAATTCGCGCGTCAAAGTCAAGCTTATCCATGCCGAATAAATTGGCAATATTCACTTTTAACCAATATTCTCCATTTTCTGTAACTGCTTGCGGCTTTAATAGTAGTAATGACTTTGAAATATCATCACTTTGTGGGTTAAAAATGGACGGAATTGGGTAGCTGCGTCCACGTTTATCAAGATTATACGGAAAATAAATGGTTTCGTAGTCTTTGTATTTGCTAACGATGGATAGTGTTTTTAAAAAGCGCGTTTTCTTGCTGAAGTTAGACTGATTTTTAGTTGCAGTAAGATACGCTTCGAATCTCCATTGTGATTGTTCTTGCTCAGTACCTTCCTTTGGATATTCGCGCATCTCAATAACATCCATGAATCGCGTGGATTCGCATATGTCAGGACAGTTAACGGTGATGGTGTTGATTAGCTCAAGCATGGGTTTGTCGATGCGCCATCGGACGCTCTGAAGCCTGTTAACTGCATTGAATACATTGGTAAGGTTTGCTTGTTTAAGTGCGTCAAATTGTGTCTTATTGGCTCCGCGAACGAAGTTGTTTTGTATGCAGTGATATCCACCAGAGTCGTAAAGACTCACCCAGTCTTTCGGCTTTTCAATCATGGGCTGCCGAAGTGGGTGAATGCTGCTCATGTGCTCGTGATAATCATTCATGTACTGCGTTAGTAGTAATGATGGTTTGACTTGATATTGATGTCGCTTAGCGCCGATTAACACGGTTTTGATGGTGATGATTCCGATTTGTTCTAATACATTTAACAAAAACAGTCCGAGTCGAGATTTGTCGGTTTGAGTGAGATTTGTGTAACCCAATTGCTTGCGGTCAATGAATTCATCAACTCGTTTTGTTAACTTATTATCACGTTCATATTGAAATTCAATCATATTATCCATGTCGAGATGTTTAATGCTTTTTTCTGTGATGATGTGCGTGAACTTGTGTTGCGTAATAAGCTCGTTAGCAAGACTGAATGCGAGTTGAGTTAACGGGATGGGTTTATCAATTGAGTTCAATACAGTGCGTAAGGTTAACGCTGTGGCTATATCTGGTGTGATATCAAGAAGTAGTTTAATTCCATCGGCTGTAATGTTTGATGAAAGTGCTTTCCCGTCAACCGCATTGCGAAGTTGTTTGATGATTTCACTAGAAAGATGTTCGTGGCATTTGTTGATGATATTAAACTGGGTTTGGGTGTTGTTTTTACTGGCTCGTGCAAGATAATTGTTCTTTCCATCTGTGATGAGTGATTGTTCAAGTTCGAATTGTGAGTTGTGCAATGTTTATGGATTCCGTATGTGTAAAAAAGGAACTCGATGTGAGTTCCTTTTTGTGTGGGTTAGTGAACGTGCTTCCATGTTTTGTTGTTGATGATGGCTGAGATTGTTGATGGTGATACGCCGCACATCTCTGCAATATTGGCTTGTGTTGTTGTTATTGATAAGTGTTTGATTGTGCGAACAACGGATTCTGTTAGTTTTGCGCTTGTCATTGTTCCATCTCTCCACTTGTCGAAGCTATTCTGTTTCGCTGTTCCTTGCTCAAGGTGTGCAGGATTGATGCATGTACTACATCCGCATTTATGGCGCACTTGATTGTCTTTTTTGATTGCTCCATTGAAAAGGATGTGTGATAGTTTGTGCGCTCCGATTGATGCATTATTTCCATCAAACATTTTACGCTCCTTTTGTGCTAATGAGATTTTTGGGTATTTTCCGTAATTCGATGTTGAGCCATCCCAAACCCAGCATCCGTTTTTGTTTGGCTTGCTCATAGAGAGTAAGCGGTTGATGATATGTTCAAATCGACCACTATAGATTGTTGCGACCTTGGATTGGATTCCTTGAAGGTTGTAATTCCAAGTGATATCTGTTGATGATGTGCTGATGTTTGCTAGTAGTGAATTATTCATGTGTTAATCTCCAATAAAATGTAAAAAACACCAATCTAAATTGATTGATGTCTTTATTTATAGGGATGTGGTTTTATTTTGAACTTTTTCGGTTTTTAGTTGTAATCACTACGTGATTAAACATGTGATGAGTAATTGATATCAGCAACAAGTTGCTTCATCAAACCCATCAATGTTGCTGTTTTTGGTTTTGTCGTTGATTCATATATTAAAGGGAGGTGAAGTAAAAAGTTAATCCTTAATGAATTGAGCGAAGTAGCTTGCTACTGAGTGACTTCATTAAGTGATTAAGACTAAGGGCTTGCCCGTGTCTTTATTCGTATGTGCCGATTAGGTGTTTGCTCTATATAATAGGTAACGACGTAATAGGCACACTTCATGTTATCGGGTTATGTGTCGGATTTGCTTTCCGTTTACCCGTTTGCGCGTAACCGATAAACCCAGTAGCTTGGCTTGCTTGTTCACTGACTTCTCATCAGATGTTAACATTAATTCATCAATTATCGACTGGGTTGATATTGCTTCGCCTTCAGTCATATTGGACAGGTACGTGTGAAGTGATGCGTTATTGGTCGAGTTGTACATTTTGTTGGTTACATGAGTTAAGTCATCGGTCATATAGACGTGCTTGGTCACGAACTCCATGTCTATGTGTAAGTGGTCAGGTATAATCAATAAGTGCTTATTTGTACCTGATTTATTCCTAAAGCCCATGTTTCTACCTAGTGACTGGGTTACGTTAGCCATCACGAGCAAATTTTCCACTTCTTCAAAGGAATCGTTACGAAGACATAGCATTGCTTCATAGGTCTGTGATTTCTTCGGGTAGCTAGCTATCGTGCATATGTCATCATCAATGTATTCATTGCTTCCTTTGATTGTGGTGAAGTTCATGTCTGCTTCGCATCCATTACCTACTACCAGCTTGAATTCAGGTACTTGTTTCACATGACTAACCAATTCATCACGTACTTCACCTGCTCGTGTTGAAGGAATGCGCATCACATGAAGTCCTTCATCATATTGCTTACGAACACCGCATCCGATAATGCATACATCATCAATCCATGCTTTTATCTCCATTAGTGCAATTGATTCAGCACTGGCATAGCACCGCTTTAGGTCACGTAATATTGCTGGTTTGTGCTTCTGGTTGGGTAAGTCGGCTAATGTTCCGGTTCTATATTCGTCGGAGTAGATAATTGACTTGCTGAATGGGTTGTACTTCTCACCACACTTACTGATGGTTAGCTCAAGCTTGTCATGAGTCATGCATAGTGGTAAATCTCGACGTTTCATGTTGTCGCTATTCACTTTATGGAATTCAATCATGGCTTCACGTTCTTCATTGCTAACGAAGCTTAACTCCTTGGTAACGAATTTCTTAAATGATACCGAAGGTGCTTCTTCATCTTCGTAGTAACCAATAAATGCTAATTCAATTTTATCTTTGTGTTTACGGTTTGCGAATTTTACTGCGATTTCTTCATTACCAAAAATTTCAATAATGTTTTCTCTGCCGATTTCATTAACAAACTCAGTTCGTGCGGTTCGTAATGATTCGGTGAAGATGCGGTGCGTTCCGTTTGTTGTTAATTTTGCAAGCTTCTTGAAGGTTTTTGACTTTCCGCTACCGCATGGCTCTATAAATGCTGCACAAGATGTTGCTGATTCTTCCCAAGCAAGACATTGGTGTAGGTTTTTGTGGGTACTAAGTTTGATATCCTGATTAGCTTCAGCAAAATCATTAGAACTGTACATTAACGAGTAAAAAACATGTCTTTCATCATCAAGAATGCAGTTCATATCACTCAATGCGAACAAATTGGCTTTATCATCAGCACCGTTTCTGTGAAAAAGGTAACCATCACCATGTCGTCCTGCTGGGAATAACTTCTCGTGCTGGTTAGTGACTGAGTAAGCAAATAATTCATCGGTTTCTTCAGTGATGTGTAGATTCTTGTTGGTTTTGCTGTGTTGAGCTATACGTGTTGTCATCGGTAAGCTGTTTTGTGTTTTGAATATTAATGATTTGTTCAATGATATTCCGTCCACGATGAATTGCTCACCAATGCATTCGGTAGGTGGTGAGTAAATGATGCTTTTCTTGTTGATAGCATGAAGTTGAGGGTGGGCTTTGATGATGCACTGTACTAGTTCTGCATATCGGATAGGGCAGTCAACAAATTCACCAATATTGATGATGGCACAATGTCGGTCACCTTCTTTGTGTAGTGGCTGTGTGTGCTGTAATGTTGCGCCAAGACCTTTGGACTTAAAGAACTCGATAGACTCTTCAAGTGTTTGATGATGGTTCATGCTCTTGCTGAAGTGCAGGAATAATTTGTCGGTATAAATAGAATTGTTCATTTGTCTTCCAATAGTAAAAATGACACGCCATCATCAAGATTCAGTCCTTGGTGGTGGCTTTTTTGTGTCTTTAAAAATCTTATTTATGGATTGGCGGCAAAAAGTTGAGGTTTTTTGTCGGCTTTAATGGAAACATCGCGATATAAATACAAAAAAAATAGAAATATTTGTTTGAGAGAAATGTATTTCGGTTTTTTTTGTGGTTATTGAAAAAAAGAATGCATAAAAAGCCTTGATTTAACTTGAATCAGGGTTTTTTTACGTTTGCTTTTTGATGATGGGGGTGATGTTTCGTGTGCGTGATGAGCAGCTTGGAACTCAAACTGGACAGGCATTCTAACATAAAAGTGCATTATTTGTCTAGTTGTTTCGTTTTGCGCACAAAAAAGCCCACGTTTGAAAATATGGAATCAACGTGGGCTAAACCGTTCAAAAGGAGATTAAATGAACGTTAGTATTTATCACTCAGAATCAAAACACGTTTCAAAAGTTTGCGGTAATTCCATAAATAAGATTGTTACTACTTAAACGACTGGAGATTACACGAAATGACTAACACTAAACAACAATTACGATTCATTGAACTACTAATCAGCAATGTTCACACTAAAATTGAAACAATGATGACTGCTAATAAATTCATTAACCCAAAACGCAGCAAAAGGAAGGCGAAAACAGTCGAAAACATGGTTATTGCTAAGTTCAAATCACTCGATAGAAGCTTAATTACTGAATTATCAATGAAAATTAGTGAGTCCATCAAAGATGAATTTGAAAAAGATGGTTTGACTGTTCGAACCCTTGATGATGTTGATGTTTCTGTCATGGGCAATGATGATGATGACTTTAGTAATACTCAAGATGGCGTTTCGATGATGGTGAACTGGAAAGTTGTCGCTTTTGATGATTAA